CTTGGCCGTACCGTTGCAAGGCTTTGCCCGTGCCGCCTGACATCAGTCCGCCTCGGGCGGCGGCGCTGCGCTCCAGCGCCTTCAGACCTTCCGACAGCCTGAAGCCGTAGCTCGGGTCGGCCTCAAAGTTGAACTGCTGGGCAGCTAGTTCTGCTGGCGACAACCCTGCGCTCGCCTGGTACTCGCGCGGGTTGCGAAGCTCGTTCATCAGCATGCCTTGCGCTTCAAGGCCGCCTTGTCTAAACGGCTCTTGCAACTCAAGCCCTCGCTCGAACATCCGTTCCTGCGAAGCGATGCCCTCGCGGGTGGCGGCGGCCTGCATAGCGGCTGCTTTGCGGGCTGAACGGGCGCCTAATATGCCGCTAAGAATCTGACCGCCAACAAGTGCTTCAATCATAATCAGCCTCTCTTACGCTTTCAGAGCTTTAAGTTCGTCAAGTGTAGTGCAAGTATCGACAAGTTGGGGGAGGTTACGCAGCCGCTGCTTCTCTGCAACCACTGCTGAGTTGTCGGCACCGGTCTCAAGGTTACGCTGGAACTGTATGTCTAGCGCAGCCAGAAGAGGCGCTCGCTCGTCCCGCAGTCGGTACTTGGTCAGGCTCTTGGCGTTGTTGAAGTTGACGGTGATCATTCCGGCTGCTCCAAGTCAAGTTCCGGTTGTTCAGGCGCCTCTGCGGCCTTCTGAGCCACCCAAGCGTCATGCCCTAGACCGTGCCCGTCCGGGGCTGAAAAGTCAGCTTCCCAAGCGTTCCTGAACGTCCTGTCGGTCGGTACGTCAGCCGCGTCGATGATCTTGTACGGCACACCTGCCGGTACGTCCTTGGCTGCAAGATCCTCAACGGTGTAGCTTGCAAGGAACTCTTCGGTCGGGATGATGACCGCCACAACACCGTTGGGCTGGGGGTAGATGACTCGTTGGTTCATGTCAATCCTCAACGGAAGATGGCTACGGAGATGTTGACCGCATCGGCGCTTGCGGAAGCCAGCGTTGACCCAAAAATTCTAACCGACCCAGTCGCTGCCAAGGCATATGCAGTCGGTCTAGGGTTGTTGTTTGTGGTGATTGTTGTGTTGTTTTCACCCTTTGAAGACATCACAACAGCATAGTTTGCGTCAGGCATCGCAGTCGTAAAGTTAAGCGTGTAGTCACCCGTGCCGTTGTCTAACACACTGCTGATGTTTCCACTGCCTCGAACACCAGTCATAGACGCTGGGCTGACAACTGCCGTACCATCAAAGTTGATCCATGCTCGGCAACCATAAGCGGTGGCGACCGAGCCGTAGCCGGAGTTGAACTGGAAATTCCCTGTGTCGGTCAGCCTAGCGCGTTCTGTCCCCGCAGCATTGCTAAACACCATATCAGGGGCTGTGCTATCGGTGGCGCCGACGTAATACGTTTGGCTAGCGCTTACCCGAACCTGTGAGTACCCGACACCAATAGAATATGTTTGGCTATTGGCGCCAAAAAAAGAAGTTCCAGAACTGACGTTAAATTTGCCTTGAGGACTAGTCGTCCCCACTCCCACTTCACCTGTAGCGGTAATGTGAACGCGAGTTAAGTCGTTGGTTGTGATTGCCAGCGGGACGTTTGCTACGGGTCCGATAGCAGTTATTGGACCGGCAATAGACCGAACAACAAAATCATTGCCGCCTGTGGCGTCCCGCACCCTAAAGCTGCCAGACGCTACGTTAACGTCCAGCACATATGCGGGTGTGTTCGTACCAACACCCACTCGATCAGTTGACGCATCGACAAACAACATGTTGGCGTTGGTGTCACTCTCAACGCGAAAGTCCTTGTCGGCGCCTGCTTCGTTGAACACGGCAGCGCCAGTTACATTGACGTCGCCCGTCAGCGTCCAGTTGCCAGTCTGAATGACGTTTCCGATCTGCGTGATGTTGCCAGTCTGCGCCGTGTCGCCGTAGTGCGTAACGTCGACATCATTGGCGCCGCCTGACTGACCAATCGTCAGTATGGTAGACGTCGACCGGATCACCGGCACGCCACCGACCGTCAGCCCCAATTGCCCGACAGCAGCTAGGTACATGCCGGTGTCGGTGTCTGATGCAAAGGTGTACGGCGGCGAGGCGGCAGAGCCGCTGGCGGCCAAGATCTGCGAGAGACTGAGAGAATTCGAGATGTTGTCGACCGTCCAGATTGTCGCGTCGGTCGAGTCCGTCAGCAAAAACTTGTAGGTAGTCGCCAACAGCCAGACGTTGGCCTCGCCGCGCGAGTCCAAAATGATTGGGTTGGTGTTGGGCGTCCCGGCGCTCGCGTCCGTGTAGGTCGCAAGCGGCGTGGTTGTGCCTGCTGCGTAGGTGTATAGCTTGCCTCCAACCAACGGGTTGCCGTTGTTGTCGAAGAACTGAAGCTTAGGTACTGCGGACAGGTTGGCGCTCATAGCGAAACCTCAAAAGCGGTCAGGATAGCCGAGGGGACGGCTGGACAAAAGGCGGTAGCGGCTTCTGTAAGCAGTATGACGTTGACATTAGACACGGCCCACATAAGCTCAAAGTAACTGCCGCCTTGCATATCAAGCATGAAATTCCAAGCCACAACTTTTTCATCGTTGTTGTCTTTGACTCGGACACGACTGGCTGAATCTGGGACATCAATGCCGTTGATGCGCGGCCAAACATATAGCTGGGAGTTAGTACCGGATGCTTTGTCGACTTGCAACGAGAATTCAAAGTTGTAGGTCGAGGTGTCCGGAACAAAAATTCTTGAAGTAGGGGTGCCACGGTTGATACCAAACGATGACGCCGTGTTGTTGAACGTAACCGCGTAGGCCGTGTCAGGTGACGCAGCGGTCTGCGTGGTGGTGTCAAAGAACGCGCCGTGGCGCGGCTTGCGGTTGAAGAACCTGTACCATTCCCGCGACATAATGTCTTGGTCGGGCACCAGCAAGGGCACCCGTTGCGCGGGTATCCTAAATGGCTGCGGGCTAGGCATTAGTCCCGCTCGCTTGCAGTTCCGCGCCCATGATAGCAATCTTCACCGGGTCTGTCCCGCTGAGTTCGTACACCCGGTCGCGCAGTTTCAGCGTCATGCCAAGACGGCGCCAGATCACGCGCTGCCCCGTCTCACCGATGGCGCCCATCGAGCGCCAGTATTCATTCGACCAAGTGTGGCCGCCATCATCTGACCAGCGCAGCATGACCTCCGGGTTAGACCCTTGGCCAGTCACCAGCCCGACGCCCGACTCGCAGTCGAGCTGCAAGCTGTGCTGCGCCGTGCGTTTGAGATTGTTCTGGCCGGGGGGTATGGCGCGCCACGAGCGCAGCCAGCGTTGAACGTCGCTGTCGTCTGCGTAGGTCTCAAGGTCAAGCTCGTAGAGCTTGCCGTTGATGTAGTCGCCGACAATGATCTTTCCGTCGTAGCCTGCCATGCAGTTGGCGCGGTGCCGGGTAAAGGCACTCGCAACCCAGCCAGCGCGCTCGTGCCAGCGTCCGGTCGCAAGGTCGTAGACCCAAGTCTTGCCCGCAGACGGGAACGTCAGGATGTAGAACTGGTGCCCGTCCTGCTGGTACGTCATCGAGATCGCGTCGTCCATCCGGTCGTAAGACTGGATGGCGTACTCGATAGCGTGCGTGCTGATCCGCGTGCCGATGTAGCCGTTCGAGACGTAGACGATGCCTTGGCCCTGCGCGTTTCGACCGAGCCAGAACACTTGGTTGGCAAGCTTCTGGACCGAGTACTGCGCCGCGCAGCCAAGCTCGTTAAAGGCGCCTGCGATGCGCTCAAGCGGAAAGTCAGGCCCGCCCGCGTTGTACCAAACCTCAGTCGTGAACGTACCAAAGACCCACACCTCGCGGTTGCTGACAAGCACCGACAGGATGTTGTCGGGCGCGCCCTCAGCGCTGGCAAAGTCCAGCGGATCGACTGAGGTGCCGTCCAGCAGTTCGGTAACCCACAACTTCTGGCTGTCAGGCTCGCTGAAAACAAAGTATCCGTCAATGAAGCCGACAGAGGAGGCGCCGGGGAAGTCCGGGTCAGTAATCTCGGCAAACGCGTTGGTACTGTTGTTATAGATGTAGCTGGTGCCTGCTGAATCGCCGCAGGCCAAGAACAACTGCGTGCCGTTGTCAGCCATCGTGACTTGGCCCGTGCCGACGTCTGACGTTACCGTGCCGCGAAGGGTGGCAACGTAGTTGGAGTCGATCTCCCAGAGTTTGGTCTCGGGGTAGGGCAGGGTAGCAGGCGACTCTGCGGTCACGGCGTACAGTTTGCCGCCGTAGACGTGCAGACCCCTGATGGGTCCATTGTCAAGCGTACTGGCGGGCGAGCCGCTGATGGTCAGCGTGATGGGTTTGAGACCTGGCGCCCGCTGCAAGAACGCAGGCTCTTTGCCGCCGTCTGCGACAACCTCGGGAAAGAGGTTGACGCAGCGGTCGTTCGCAGCGTTGATGCTGCGCGCGACATAGAAGGCGCCAAGGATCGGCGTCTTCATCAGTAGCCGCCTGTAAAGATGTTGAAGCGAGCGGTGCGGCGAACAACCAAGTTGTAGGGCATCGCCATCAGATCTTCAGGATTGTTGATCCGCTTTAGATCGCGCTTGGACGTCATGGCGATACGCTGCACCTGCGGCGTAGGCTCGACACCAAACTCAGGCGCTAACTCGCAGGCCAAGCAATACCGAAACGCTCGCAGATAGCCAGGCGGGAAGTTCAACACCGTGTTGAGCGTAGCCGGTTGAGAGAGCGCCTGCACCGACACAAGATGGAACTCCAAGTTTTTGGTCGGGCGCGGGAACAAGTACATCTCAATGTCGGGGTAGGTCATGTTGGTCCACATGACCTGCGGGTAAGTGCTGCCCGCAGTCTTCAAAGAAATGCCGTTGTACTGATCCTGATTGATGAAGTTGATGGTGTACGACAGACCGTTGTCGGTGTCTTTGAAGTAAGTGCTGTCGTCCAGCAAAATAGGCCGCGTGCCAACAAAGTCACCCGTTGGGCCGAAAGTGCGGCTAATAGTCTGCGCGGGCCATGTGAATACATCGTCGCGGGTAGCGTACACTGCCAGACGCTCGGTACTCCAGCTGTCCAGCATCTGGTTCATTGCAGCCAGAGCGTCAGTTGACGTGTTAGCAGACGGCGTTTCGCCTTCTGCCAGCATACCTAGAAGACGAAGCGCTCCATTGATGATGTCACCGGCTGATGTCGACATTAGAACTCTCCCTGCGACGGCGCGGGCGCAGCTCGTTTACCGGCTGGTCAGAGGGCGCCTCCTCATCCGAAGTGTACCTTGTCCAGCCGTGTTTTTCATCATGCTCGGCTTCAAGCTCAAGCGTGGCGATCTTCTCACCGTGTACAGGGTGTTTCAGGTAGATAAGTGCCATGTGTGTATGCAGCGGGGCCGAAGCCCCGCTGTCCTTACGCTACGGTGAAGGTCAGGCTGTATACCGGGAAGGTCACGGTGTTGGCAAGCGTGCCAGTAGCCGCCGCCCGAATCCGCAGACGGTCGCCCGCTACCACGATCAAGTCAGCCGCAGTGCCGGTCAACGTCAGGGAGCGCCTAGCGTTGGCGGTGGTCGCCGTGCCACCCGTGGCCTTGGTTGTGTTGGCGTCGGTGGCTGCAAGCATTGCAGCTGACCCGGCACCGGCCTGCCCAAGGTTAGTGATGGAGAAGGTGATGTAGTTGCTGTTGTTGGCGGCCAGCGCATCGGTTCCGGAAAAATCTGCCCTCGACAACGTCCCATTAGCTTCTACGATGACAAATACATCGGAGTTGCCGGTCGTGGCAATCGTTGCGCCTTGCTGCGATGCAGAAAAGCCAGACGGCACGTTGGACAGCGACTTAGTCGTGCTGCTCAACGTGCTGCCCGTCAACGTACCGCCTGTGACAGTAGGACTGCTGATAACTGCATCAGCAATGGTTGTGCCTGAGACAAGTTCCGGGTCCGAAAACGCCACCCCAACTGGTTTGGTATTCGGCATATTAAATTCCTTTCAGTTGAGGGGGCCGAAGCCCCCTCGGTGCTTAGGCAATACGATAGATCGTGTACGCTGCAACGCCCGTTTTGCGGAAACGGAAAATACCAGACGTGTTGTTCGTCTTGGTCAGCGCGTCTTGAATGACGTCGTTGCCAACAAGGGTGTTGCCCGTGCCTGCCGAGAACGTCACGTCGTTTCCTGCGTCGTCGCCAATGTTGATGAACACGCAGTCAAACGTCGAGCCGACCTTTAGGCTGGGAAACGCCGCGTCCAGCAGCGCGCCAGTAGGGAACACATAAGTGCCCGCACTGGTGCTGCCAGCGTCCATCGTACACACACCGTTAGCCAGATCGGCTGCGGTGATAGTGACGGACGCACCGGACAGAGCAACCGGAGTGCCTGTGTTGCCAAAGATAATTTCGTCAAGATTACCGTCGCCGATTTGGTAACCACCAGCGCCATTAGGGAGAGACATGATTAAATCCTTTCAAAATTTGGTGAAAGGGGCCGAAGCCCCTTTGTTTAACCCCACATGCGGACAGCCATCTGGGGTCGAATAACCCCGTAGCCGTACAGCACGTCAATCCGGCAAGGCATACGGTCGTTGTTGATATCGTACTGACGCACGATACGCATCGAGATGCCGTTGTGAACTTGCCTGCTAGCCATGTCAACACCTTGCGGCATGACGAGGTCAGCGGTGGCAAACGTGATGGCGTCCTTGTGGTAGACCAGGTTCTGCGGGTACTGGGTGCTGGCGCTGCCCAAGAAGGTCACCGTAGCAGAAGCTTGCGGGAACGAATCCACAGTTGCCAGCGCTTGCGAGGCAGTGTAGATCGCGGGGCTTACGCTGACGGTGTACGCGCCACCGGTCGCCGTTGCGTCGGCGGTCGCCACAAACTGCTGAAGCGAACCGGTTGACTCACGGGTCTGGGGGTTGACCGCAAACACGCTCGAAATGGTGAACACGTCACCTTTTTTGATGACTTGCGAACCCGTGCCAGTGATGGCGATGGTGGAGGCGCCTTGCGTCGCCACGGTCGTGGTGACGGTGTGCGAACCCGTACGCGAACCAGTCGTGTGCTGCTTGATCGACTGGCTCATGTTGAGTTCTTCGTAGCCCAGAATGCCTTCACCCATCAGGCCCGACTTGAACTGCTTGCTGATGGTCGACACGGGGTTGAAGAGACCCTTCATGCCTTCGACCAGCGCCGCGTTCGCCGCCGGGTTAACAGTCGCGTAGCGAGGCGACATGACCGCTGCCGCTTCGTTCAGCTTCTGCTGCGCCTGCAACAGCACAAGGCTGGTGCCGGGAGTCGTGCCAGGCGTGCCAACCGACTGGAAGATGTTTTGGAAAGAGTTCGCCACGTCTGCGTCGATGCTGGCGGCCAACTGGCTGATACGAGGTTTGAGAACCCGTTCAGCGAAGTCGTCCAACTGCATGGTCAGTTCAGCAGTGGTGAAGTTGATGCCAATGTGCTTCTGGCTCGACACGGTGAGCGAAGTGTTCTGCTCAACGTCGTCTTGCACTTGCAGCGCAGCACCATCGGTCACCAGCGCGCGATCCGGAAGACGGATACGCAGGGTGGAGCCGATCTTGGCGCCAGACTTGGCAAAGCTGTCGTCGTACTGACGGTTAATGGTACGGGTGATCACAAGGTTGTTCTCAAGAATTTCGAGAGACTTCCTCGTGATCATGTCAATCGTAAGAAGTGAATTACTCACAGTAGATCCTTTCGTTACGCATTCATGCGTGATTGCATTTTCCTGATCTGACGCTGCCGTTCAGCTTCAATCCAATCCGAGGTCGACATCTCTTTGACTGACCGGGGATCGGTCGTATCAAACTTCGGTGCCGAGGAACGGTTTGAAGCAACAGGCGCTATCGGATCAGGCGCTTTGGTTGGTTTGCGAACAACGGGAGGATTGTCGGCCAGTTTGGCTTCTAACTTCCCGATCTCTTTGGCCTGCAACAGCGGCGGAAGGGCAGCGATTCGATTAGCTTCTTTCGGATTGGACCCGAGGTGATACGCAATGTCGGGGCCAATGTCGGATGCCTGAATCGTTTGCGCCATCAGAGTGGTGATTCGCAGGTTCGGGTTGTAGACGACGGACTCGAAGTCCTCGTACTTGTCCCGAGCTGTTTCTTCACGTTCTGCGTAGCCCTCCAGCAGTTCAGACTGTTGGCGCTCCAAGTCCCGCTTCTGAATCAGTTCTTGAGCTTTCTTCTCGGCCAGCGCTTGCGCGTAAGCGTCGACGGACTCGAACTGATCAGCAGGCGGAAGCTCTTGGGGCGCTGCCGGTATCTGCGGCTGCTGGCGCGCTTGGCGCTCCCATTTCCGTTGCTCTTTTGCAAGCCTCTTGCGAAGAATGTCGTCCAACTCATCTTGAGTGAACGTCTTTACCGGCGTTTCAGATTCGGCAGCCTCTTGCGTAGGTGGCTGCTCTGGCAATTGCTCCGAGGCCGTCTCGGGGGTTGCCGTCGCGGGATCAAGCTCCGCTGGTTGGGTATTATCAGTCATTTTTCACTCTATCGAGTGCCTGGTGTGCCGCGCCAGTACGGGGCTATTGTACGTCAAACAGCCAAAGACGCAACCTTATCTTGAAACGCTTTAATTCGCGCGTCAAGTGCTGCACGGTCAGCGACGAGTTTGGCGTCTAACAGATCTAGACGCGACTGTTCGTCAGCAAGTTCTTTTTCCAAAATAGTAGTGTTGGTTTCGCGCCGCGTAATGTCTGCAACTCGAACCGTGTAGCTGTCGTCAAACGCTTTTTCACGAGCGTTAAGCTTTTCCAGCGCACTGTCCAAACTTAACTGAGCGGCGTTGATTTTTACCATCGCCGAGTCATATTCGGTTCTGGCTTTGGAAGTCAGGTCAGCGTATTGCGCTTGGGCGTCTGCAAGCTTGGCCGCCGCTTCTGCTCGCAAAGAGTTTGCCTCGTCAACGGCTGTCAAAGCACCTTGTCGCCTTGCCAGTTCGTCGCGCAACTGCGCCATCGCTGCCAAGTCTTTTGGCAGTTGGTTGGTGAAGTAGTCGACATAGTCGATCTGTGGTCTGTCGTTAAACACGTTCATGGCAACCTCAAGCGTAATAGGTGATGTTGAGTTTGGCCGTGCCGCCGTACTCAATAAAGCGAATCTTGGTCAGATCGCCATCGTACTGAAGCGTGACACCAGCCGCAAGAGGCATCCCTACAGTGCTGGTCGGATCAGTGTCGTCATCGCGCCAGCGCACCGAAGAGCCTTCAGGCACGATGATGGCGATTGCAGGCTTGCAAGACAGACCATTCAAGTCTACAGAGGGCACCGTAAGACTGGCCGCAGACGTCAAACTTGTAATCTGCTGGTAGCCCAGCCGCGTGGTGATTGCTTTCAAGTTCATCGACATTTTTAAAATCTCCAGCGTTCTGTGAACGTGCGAAGTTTGATGTAGTAGTTGTCGTATGTCGGCAACGGTACTGGAGGCACCGGGCCAAAATCCGGCAACGCGCAGAAAGGCAACTCTGAAAAGCTAGCAAACCCAAACATATTACACCGCCTGCGATCCAGCCATGTCAGGCTGACTTATTTCAATTCTTGTTGAAGCAAAGCAATCAAAGCCTCTTTCTGCTCAATTGTCAGATTAGCAAGCGGATCTTCAGGTTCCGGCGCAACAGGCTCGGGGGCTGGCGCAAGCGTCCACACTTGTCGCCACACACCGCTTTCATCTTGCTGCGGTTCCTGTTCGACTGCAATCATCCCTGGAGCGGTCGGCGCAGTCGTTGGTATGACCAACGGGATTCCCTGTTCCAGCAGCAAATCGACGTTTGCGTTTGCCGGGATGCTTCCATCTGGATTCAGTAGGAATTGCTTAATCATGCTTGCCTCAGAAAAACGTCACCACCCGGACATATCCTTGCGCTCCATCACCGCCATTCCCACCGTTTCGGGCGGTCCCTGCGCCACCACCACCGCCACCCCCACCGGGGAATCCACCGGCTCCACCTGCGCCTGCCGCAGCGCTAATACCATTCCCGCCACCTCCCCCGCCGCTGCCACCGTAAAAATACGTCACGGCATTCGCGCCAGCAGTCCCAGCCCCTCCGTCTCCAGTCCCACCAGCCCCGCCACCACCGATAGTCGCATTAGATCCAGCACCTAAAGCGCCTCCTAGACCACCCGCCCCACCAGTGTTGCTTGCTGTGCTACCAGTTGTATTGCCAGCACCACCACCACCGCCGCCTCCTCGATACCCACCTGTAGAGCCGGCATTACCAAGGCTTGTAGCACCATTTCCACCAGAAGCAAGATAACTGACCTGCCCAACTCTTAATTCACCATTACCACCATTTGCCGAACCTCCGTTCCCGCCAGTTGTTGTTCCCGCAAGACCGGCACCACCCCCCAAAGCATAGGCTATCCCTGCAAAATTTGAGGTACCACCATCGCTACCAGATCCTCCGCTCGTGTCGTTGGTTGTTGCTCCTGCCCCGCCAGACCCACCCCCTCCAACCACAACAGACTCTGTTGCGTCTAGATCGGATGCCAATATCCAAAAATCAGATCTTCCACTACCAGCGCCTGCGCCCCCGCCGCCACAGGCAGAAATCCCTGCTGTACTCCTTCTTCGGCCACCGCCACCGCCACCGCCACCGCCGAACAGCAGCACATAAACCATCTTTGCGCCTGCCGGTTTAGTCCAAGTCGATGTTCCGACCGTAGAGAAATCTTGGACATCGACCAGCACGTTAGACCAAGCGACCCCCAGCGAAGCGCCAGAAGTCGCCATCAATACCTGATTATTTGTCCCGACAGGTAGCCGGTCATTGGTTGCCCCGGTATATGCAATTAAATCGCCTTTTGAAGAAGCAGGAGATAAAGCGTTAAATGCTGCTGCCTTTGTAATCTGACCAGTGCCGCCATTTGCAATCGGGACCGCCCCAGTCAAACTAATATTGGGAGTCGTCCCGCCGCTGGATGCAAGAGGCGCGGTTGCCGTGACTGACGTAACACCACCGCCCCCACCACCAGCAGCCCACTTAACTCCAGCAGCAAGCGTCGAATCAGCGGTCAGGACATGGCCGTTTGTGCCGACAGGCAGACGGATATTGTTCGTACCGTCGTTGACGATCAGATCGCCTTTTGTCGTCAGCGGTGCAATCTGATTGGCCTGTGCTAACACTTGCACCGCGCCGCCACTGTCTTTGAAGTACAGTTTGCCGTCAGCGGTGTTTACCACCAGCTCGCCAGAAGAAAGGCTTAGGGCAGACGGAATCGCTCCGGGTGTGCTGCTATTGCGAAGCTGGATTGTGGTGACGTTGCCTGCGTAGGACGCCGTTGTAGCGGGAACAATGTCTGACCCATCAACATAAACGGATCGCTCTGCCGGATACGTTAGGAACACATCTTTACTGCCAACGCCCCAGTTGACAGCGTTTCCAGAATTGCTGGAGGCAAGGATCGTATCTCTACTGAGAGTCGTACCAGACAACGTATACGTCCCGATACCAACTTCCCAGTTCGTGCCGTCCGTGACCGTGTAGTAGGTCGTGTTTCCATCGCCCACGACAGAGAACGCTTGATACCCAACCTGCGCCCCGCCAAGCGTGTATGTGCCTGTACTGGTGGTGGTCGTAGTCTCTTTTACACGGTCTTTTAGGACAAGTGCCATGTGCGTTACGCCAAGAATTTGAGCTTGTACAGGGTCGAATAGTACAGCGCCAGAATCTCGTCAATGATGTTCTGAAGCGGCGTACAGTCCTTGTCGACGACCTTGTACCGAGTGTTTTCGATCTCTTTGACGTGGTCTTCGAGAAACTCGACCACGTTGTTGGTTTTCTTGGCCGACTGAAGAGCAATCGGGCCGATCAGGCCGTATTTGCCTTGGTAGGCTTCTGCAAAATCGTCTGCCAGATCAATGACGCCAGTGTAGAACTTGTTCAACGCTTTGTGTTTGGCGTATGACCTAGTGTTGAGGTGTACGGAATGCGTGACATCCCGAGCAAGGAACAGTTGTCCAATAAAGACTTCGCAGGTCATTGCGGCATCCCTTGTTCAGGCGTAAATTGTTGCGGCATGGGAGA